ACTTGCACAAATACATTTAATGGGTGTTGGTGGTAATATGATGGTAACATCACAATATACACCACCTGCACCACCTGCACCTGCAATTATAAATTATACAGGATACCAAGTAAAATCAGGTCCACCTGTGCCGGATTTTCCTTCAACGGTTGAATTTCCTCAAATTGATTTGGGTAGTATTGAAATACCAACTTTTCCAGAATTACCACAATTACCAAATATAAGTCCGGCAGATTTATTTGCATCATTGACTCTATCTTTACCTGATATAAAAATAAAGTCATCAAATATAAAAATAGACATACCTAAAATACCAGGTGTGGGATAAATTATTAAATCAAATATTTATTACTAAACATATACAAAACAATTCCTATGAAATCAGAAATTTTACTAACTTTAATTAAAGAAGTTGTTAAAAACGAAGTTAAGTTACAAGTAAAAGAAGAACTTGTTAAGCTTATCAAATCTGGTGCAGTTACATTAAACTCACAAAAGAAACCATCTACTCCATCGTTAAGAGAGATGACAGAAGTTACTCCTACACCGGTTAAAAGACAACAACCAATTCAACAACCATCAAAACCACAAAGGGAATTTTCAAAAGACCCAATGATAAATGAGATTTTGAATATGACTCAACCATTTTCATCAGAACAACGTAAAGAAGGTGCACAAGCTGTTGGAAGTGTGTTGGATATGATTAAACCAGAATTAAGAGTTGATGAAAGTGAATGGGAAACAATGGATTTTAGAGAAGGTATTCAAATCCCACAAAATATTCCACAACAATTTGAATCAACAGGAGATGGTTTACAAGATGCTACAATAAAAGCATTGACAAGAGATTATAGTGAATTAGTAAAAAGATTTAAATAATGGCAATAGAAATAGGTAAAATATATACTTCCGATTTAACGGAAAATGATTACAAAGTACTTGGAATTGGAATAAATAGAACTTCCGATTCTAATGGTATTTTTGCAGTCAATTATACAACTCTCAAACAAGCTAAAGATAATTTAAGAAATTTAATAATGACCAGAAAGGGTGAAAGAATTATGAATCCGAATTTTGGGTGTGATATATTTGATGTTTTATTTGAACCAATAGTGGATTCAGCTATTTCTCAAAAAATAGAAAATAGCATATTAGATGCAGTTAAAACGTACTTACCATATTTAGAAATTCAACAAATATTATTTGATTATGATGAAAATGATATAGATGCCAACAAAATAGGTTTAGATATAAGATTTGCATTGACAATAAACACATCACTTTCTGATAATTTAATTTTAGATATAAAAAATTAATAAATAAAAAATAATGGCGATAAAGTCTATAAATAAAAATTTTGGTAATAATAAAAATGTAAACTATTTGGGTAAGGATTTTGATGCCTTAAAACAAAACTTAATTGATTTTACTAAAACATATTTTCCAAATCAATATTCGGATTTCAACGATGCTTCTCCTGGTATGGTTTTTGTAGAACAGGCTGCTGCTATTGGTGATATATTGGCGTTTTATCAAGATACTCAATTAAAAGAGTCAATGTTATCAAATGCAACCGAAAGAAAAAATATAATTGCATTGGCACAATCTGTTGGATATAGACCAAAAGTAACAACACCAGCTGTAACAAATTTGACGGTTTATCAATTAGTTCCAAGTGTTGGAACTGGTGTAAATAATAGACCTGATGATAGATTTTATTTCAAAATAAAAAGTGGTATGGAAGTAAAATCGGCATCAAATACAAGTATTAATTTTAGAACAATAGATGATGTTGATTTTGCAAATACATCAAGTATAGAAATAGATGTATTTCAAAGAAGTGGGACAGGTGAAATAGAACAATACCTAATTACTAAAAAAGCAAAAGCTATATCGGCAAAAGAAATTTCTACTACAATAACAGTATCGGATAGTACGGATTATCCATCTATAACTTTAAATGATACAAATATTATACAAATAATTTCCGTTGTTGATGAGAATAATAACAAATATTATGAAGTTCCATATTTGGCACAAGAAAGTATATTTATAGAACAACCAAATACCGAAGCAAATGGTGATTTATACAATTCGGTTATGAGTGTACCATATATTTTGGAAGTACAAAAAGTATCTAGAAGATTTTGTGTTAAAGTAAATTCAGATAATACAATGGATTTACAATTTGGTAATGGTAGTGAAAATAATTATGATGAAACAATATTACCAAATACCAAAAATGTTGGAATGGGACTGGCAAATTCCGTTCAAAGATTAAATCAAGGAATAGACCCATCAAATTTTTTAAAAACAAATACACTTGGTATTGCACCAAATGGTAAAACATTAACAATAACATATTTAGTGGGTGGTGGAGTTGAATCAAATATTAATCAACGTGATTTGACAACTATTACAAAAATAGAATTTGAAGAAGATTTGATATCAATACCAGATAATTTATTAAATCAATACAACACTTTTAAACAATCAATTGCAGTAGAAAATTTAGAAGCTGCAACAGGTGGTAGAAGTTCAGAATCCGTTGAAGAAATTAGACAAAATGCATTAGGAACATTTGGTTCTCAAAATAGAGCAGTAACAAGACAAGATTATATAGTTAGAGCATTATCTATGCCTGAAAGATTTGGTAGTGTTGCAAAAGTATATGTGAGTCCTGATGGTGAAATTGATAATAACTCACCCTCCTCAATATTATCTAATCCAAATAATATTGCCGAATTTACTAATTTGGTAGATTCTTTGAAAGGTAGTTCAAAACAAGATATTCAAAAAGAATTAGTTAAATACTTATCACAAAAGAAAACATCAATATCGGAAATCAATAATCCATTTGCAATTAATATGTATATTTTGGGATATGATTCCAATAAAAATCTTACCAATCTAAATGATGCCGTTAAACAAAATCTTAAAACATATATTGGTGAATATCGTATGATTACTGATGGTGTTAATTTAATAGATGGGTTTATCGTAAATATTGGTGTAGATTTTGAAGTAATAGTTTATTCAAATTTTAATAAAAGAGAAGTCATTACTAATTGTTTAACCGAAATGCAAAATTATTTTAACATAGATAATTGGACATTTAACAAACCAATAAATATTTCGGAATTAGAACTTATTTTAGCAAATGTAGAAGGAGTAATGAGTGTACCATCTGTTAAAATTTCAAATTTATGTGGTATTAACGGAAACTATTCACCAAATAGATATAATATAGATGCAGCAACTAAAGGTAAGATTGTCTATCCTTCTTTAGACCCATCTATATTTGAAGTTAAATTTCCTAACAAAGACATTAAAGGGAGGGCATTATAATGCATATATTTTTTACATCGTCATTTGACGCAAGTATATATCTACAACAACCTGAACAAAACTCAGGTAGAGATGAGATATTAGAAGTAGGTAAACTTTATTATGGTTCTTCAAAAGATATAGCAAGAACTCTAATTAAATTTGATACGGGTTCAATAAAGTCGGAAATAACATCAATAGGAACAGGTAGTTGGCAAACATATTTAGTATTGCGTTCTGCTAACTCACAAGAAATTCCATTAGAGTATTCAATTTATGCAAACGCAGTTTCTCAAAGTTGGACTATGGGTACTGGAACTAAATTTGACAATATAACAACCGATGGTGTAAGTTGGTATTATAAAGATGGTATAAATAAATGGACAAATGTGGTTGGTGAATTATCATATTCCGATTACTCAACACAATCACAGGGTGGTGTATTAGGAACAACTGGTTCTATAAACAATGGTGGTGGTGGGTTTTGGTATAGTGGTTCAACTGCATCTCAATCATTTAGTAATGAACCGGATGACATTAGAATAAATGTTACTAGTATTGTAAATTTATGGGTTAGTGGTTCTTTACCAAATAATGGATTTGTATTACACCATACATTGGATGCAGAAAATAATGATTTGGATTATGGTTTATTAAAATTCTTTTCAAAGGAAACAAATACAATATATGAACCAAAATTAGAATTGGTTTGGGATGATAGTTCTTTTGTAACTGGAAGTTTAACACCGGTAACGGGTTCAGCAAGTGATGACTATAAGGTTGTAGTTACGAATTTAAAAAATGAATATAGTAAAGATACCAAAATTAAAATAAGAGTCAAAGGTAGAGATATGTTTCCATATAAAACATTTGGAACAACATTTGGATATGACCAAGCAAAATACTTACCATCAGGTTCAACATATTATCAAATTGAAGATTATATAACAGACGAAATAATAGTTCCATTTGGTGATTATTCTAAATTAAGTTGTGATAGTACATC